CAGTTCGCGTCCGTAACCCGCGCATGGTTGGGGGAATAGCCGCCATCGGTGTGAGGTTGAAATTCTGATTAAGAAATTCCTTAAACCCACTTTTGGCGCGTTTGATAACAGGGTCTGTTGCGCCAAGGTCTTCCCGAACTCGCCTCATTACATCCTGCATATTTGGAATTTCCTCATCAGGAATTACAATATCGGCTAATTCCCGCGCAGTAGTCATTTCCTCGAGTATACCCGGCGGGGTTGTCGGATCAGCTTCTGCAATCGCAAGTTCTTCCTCAGTTGGAGCGGCAGCTCGGGCATCGGAAATATCCTCACGAAGATGTTGCGCCTCGGTTGCCAGTTGTTGCTTAACCGCCAGCTCTTCTCGCATTTCGTCGGTAATCTCAGGGTTCCAACGAACCGGGGTACTCCCAACCCGAGTAAGGTCTTCAAAAGAAATATCGCCCTTCTCGTGTGAAATTTTAATATCCTCAAACACGGCGAGGTCTTCGTAGAGCAACGGCGTCATATACCCACGCGAACTTGCTACCAGCACTCCGTATGTCGGCGTTTCCTGATTGCCAACCTGTTCATTCGTTACCGAGTCAGGGACCAGTTGGAAAGGTGTACCGGGGTGAATACCCAAGTCGCGGGTAGCCTGTTCATCAACATAATCATAGGTCCCATCATGCGGTGGGAAGTGATGTTGGATAGGGAATTTGCTCAGTGAGGTACTTCCGAGCACTGTTTGTTCGCCCCAAGAACTTTGCACCGTCTCCATAGCCGATTTTGCCGCCACATCAGCGTTTCCCCATTTAATCATGGCGTAGCGGTAGCTGGCTAGATATTCCGCAGTCATAGCGTCGGATTGCCCGACATCCGCTAACGCAGGATCGAAACCAAGCCGATCGAACACCTGCTCGGGGAGGAAGAATTCCGGCTCCTCACTGATAAAGGTATTGAAGGCAGTTTTTCGCATATCTTGCGCCGCCGCAACCGCAGGGTCCCGACTTCCACGCAGGGTTGCCAAAAGCTCGTCTAACGGCTCGGAGGACTTCAGCTTATCGTACATTGAAATGTCAGCTTGCTGCTCGTTGGTCAGCACCTTCGCCGCAGCAATTCGATTGCCCGCCCACAAGGTTGCTAGGCTGTTCCAACCATTCTCTTGCGCCGACAGGGAACCGTTTGCGGTCCGGGCATAGAGATTGTCGATCAGTCCTTTTGGTACAAACCCTGTCTTATGGATCGGGCGCATAATGCCCGCGATGGCGTCTTGATCCCCTGAGTTAAGCACTTCTTGCACCTGCGGCGAGGCGTAAAAGTCATTCGCGCCCTGTTGAAAATCACTGTCTTGCGTATCAACCGCACCGTTTGAAACTGAGGTGATATAGGTATGGGCGCTGAGCTCTTTTTTGTGAACTTCGTTGAATTGAGTTTGCAGGTTTTGGCGCTGATCGTAGTCAAACCCTGCCGCCGCCATCTTTTGGTCCAGCGCCGTTTGCCCCGAAAGCGTACCGTTATCCAGCGCTTCACGAACCGCATCGAATTGCCGAGTGCGTTCGCTTTCCATCTGTTCTTGGATCACGGTCTGTTTGGCCAGCGCTTGTGCATTTGAAGAGGCCGCAATGTCAAGTTTTTCCTGATTAGACAGGGCGTCGAACCGTTCATCGTACATAAGGGAACTGGGATTGCCCGAAGCGCCCTGTACATGGTTAATAAAAACTTCCAGTAACATTCCGTTAAGTGAGGGCCAGGTCGCGGAAAGTGCCTGTTTCACATTCGCAAAAGTTTGGCGATTTGTAGTATTTGTCAGGTCGTATAGAAGATCGCGCCCATCTGTGGCTGTTGCGTAACGTTTGCGGGCGAGGTGAATTGCACCCCGATCCTGACTTTCAGGCGAGAAATCGGTAATCGGGTTAGGTGACCCCTCAAGATCGGCAACAACCTCATTCCAAGTCCCGATGATAAATTGTGCCGCACCAGCCGCTGTGCTTGACTGGCCCGCAAATCTACCCTCAGTAATCTTCACCCCTTGATTGGGATGCTTGCTGAAATCGGTGAAATAGCGAGGACGACTCCCCTGCGGAGTGTATTGCGCATTGTACTCTCCGCCTCGACTTTCACCGGAGTACAGGGCGGTAAGAAGTCCGGCAAACGGGGCAGGAATTCCAGCACCAACCGGCGCTCCATTATTACTCTTGACAATTTTGCCGCTCGTATTCAGGGCTCCCGGCACCATTCCGCCGTGGGAGATAATTCCGTTCAGTTCATCCAGCGTTTGCCGGGCATAAAGCGCCGCTGATAGGTTTTTTCGGATAGTTTTCTCAAGTTCCAGGCTTTCGGTGCCTGGCAAAATGCTATCTTGGAGGATTTTTTGCATTTCCACCACAGCCTCGTCGAAAGTACCCTGCGCATCGGGGCCCTCGAGGATTGCATCCGAGTACTGACGGAACATTTCGTCCGTATCATTGAGGAATTGTTGATTTTCCGACGAAATTTGCCGGGTTCGGCCATACTTGTTAACATCCAGCCGGGCATTTTCAATATCCACTGCAAATTCGGTTTGAAGGTACTCAGGCAAAGATCGAAGATATTCATCCAACCGTCCTGACGCCATTTCAGTCACATCATTGGTGAAGTTTTCCGCACCTGGGGGCGAGTCCCGGTACATTTGTTCCGCCTCGGTGTTGATATCATTCCGCAGCCGAAGTAATGCTACGCGGGATTGTGCCCGCTCCCGTTTCCGCATCCGGTCTTCTTCGGCATGACGAAGCGATTGCTGTGTATCTTGACTCAGTTCTCCCAACCGTGAAGTTGTTTCCAGCTCCCGGCCAAGTTGACCCAAAGCCAGGCCCACACCGGCCCCAAAGCTATCAGCTCCAATGGTCGGCGCTTGTGTTTGCACCTCACGGCGCGATTGAGAAACGAGTGGTAGGTCAGCCATTATCCAAACCTCACATCTGCAGTAGTCCGGCCCAAGCCCTTAAGAGTGTTTTCTTTCGCCAAATTTGCGCCGGAAACCAGATCGGTCGAAAAACCAAGCACCGTGCTGAGGAAGCCAAAGGAGGCTTTCCGCCGTTCAGCTGATGCTTTCATTCGGGCAGTCTTCACTCGCTCCCTAGCGCTTTTCGCTTGAATTTCCGCATCCTGTACAATCCGGGTTCGATTGGTTCGGGCAGTTCGTTGAATAGCCAATCGACGGGCGGCGAAACTTCCACCACTATTCACCCGAAATCCACTCGCACCTTGCGAAGCAATAACCTGCCCCATAACAGCGGCGGCTTCCCGGTCAGCATCTTGCGCAGCAACTCGGCCTCGTTGAATAGCCAAATCTGCGTTCTCTTGTTCCAAAATAGCTTGGCGTTCCAAGATCGCAGCATTATACCGACTGGCGCTTGCTGCGGCTACCCCGCTAACAGCTGTACCGATTAAAGCAACCCCGGTACTAAGACCGGCTGTGGCGGCGGCAGTGGCACCAACTCCCAACACCTTGGTCAATAGCGTTGTGCCTAATTGAGCAACCATTGTAGTCATGCTACATCCTTCCGAAAATGTATCCGATCGTGGCTTTTACCCACTTCAGTAAAACCAAAAAACTTTGCAAATCGGGCTGCTTTCGGGTCCCCGATCATAGTTTGGCAGTAAAGATTGTAACCGCTGGTTATCTCTGCAAGATCAGTTTGCATCTTTTTCAGCAGGGAGGTGCTTACTGATACAAGCCCGTCGAGCGGTGTCAAAGTGACGTAAACGTCACCCGTAACCAGCGGTTCCCGCGAGAAGCCTATTTCAAACAAAGGATCGCCTTGAGGGGACGAGACTTTAATCTTCCGTTCGGACAAGGCATCAGGCGGTAAATCAAGGTACTCAATCATCTGAGACCTCGTAATCTGTAATGTGACCGAGGATGGTTGCTTGGATCGGTCCGGTTTTCTTAAACTCAACCGCCCCATCATAATCCATCCGGGCAGTTAGGCTTCGTTCGATAATACCATCGAGAAATGTGGTTGGGGTTGCGTAGGCTGTCAGGCCTTGATATTGCAAATCGTAGAAAGTATCATCCTGGCCCACAAGAATTTCTTTCGACTTATAGACGCGGGCGTGAATAGCGACAGGTCGTTTCTCCCGTTGGGCCAACACAGCTTCCTGCATGTTTGGCGGCGGTGTTTTCAGGTGTGCGGTGAAGTTAAGCCCGGCCACCACGTAGCTGGAGTTGGTGCTAAGCGAAACTGAACCGCTTGCAACAGTTGCGGCGGTCAGCGGAACCCCGTCACCAAGAAGCTGTACTTCCTCGCCTTCAAGATGTTCCAATCCCGAAACTGTGCTAACCTTTGCATTCAACGACCAGGTGCCCGAAGCGTATTCTGGTGGCGTAGTAAGTTCGTCAATAATCTGTTCAATATCCCGATCAAATGTAACCGTGATTTCCGTACCGCTTACATACGAAGCGACCGTTGCACGGCCATTACCCACCCGGAGGACGCTTCCCACGTCACCGACCACGAAAACGCTTGCATCGGCGTCTACGGTGATCCCCGTGCCGGTATATGCGGCGGGCGTGATTGCGGCGGCGGGATTGGTAAGGGTTGTGGTCAAACCGGAGTCCACACTGAACATTTCATCGGGGGTAGAAACTTCCCGAATAGCCATGCGCTCAATGAACCGTTTAACTGAGCCGTTAATCGTGCGCTTAACAATACAGTAAACCCGGTCAACTTCGTTTTCGTTGATCGACTCCATATCTTCGACAAAGCCTTGGGTAGTGTGGTTAGTCCACGCGCGCACAGGAGGCTGTTGGGAAGCGTCAAAAGCGCAACTCAGGAAGGTGCCATCATTGCGGGCACCCCAAACCAGCTTATGCGGGGAACTCGCCCAACACCAGCTAAGCAAACCATTATCAGCGCTGAACAGATGGTTAGAGAATTCCGAAACCGAATTGATCAGGAAGTAGCTTGGCAAGTTACTTGGGCGCAGGGTGTTAACCGAACTCCGGGCATTATTAACGTGAAGGAACTCGCGCCCGATAACTAATGGCGGCAGGTTAGCACAACCTTCACTCGGCTGCGGAGTACCCTTGGCGTTTGCCGTAGTGATGGCTTCATCGTTGGTCCCGCGAACCTGGCTGATATGACCTTCCGCGAATACAAACATCCCCTCAGAATTTTCTTCCAGATACCGAATGGGTGTGCTTTGTTTTGCGTTCAGACTTAACACATAGGGGTCTGAGTCCAGGGCGAATTCTGTTGTGTGAAACGAAGTAGGTTGACCGAACCGTGTACCAAAAATCGTATTAGGGAAATTATCAGTTCCAGCCCAAACTTGTCGCTGTTCAACCGGCGTCGAACATCGAGGATAATTGCCGGTTAGGTCTGCGGCAGTGCCGGTTAAAGACCCACCAGTACCACCGCCACCAGTAACCGTAAACGTCGGTGAGGTGTAATCTTTTCCGGGGTTTAAAATGATAGCACCATAAACTGCACCGTTCCGAATGATCGGTTTTGCCACCGCCCCTGTGCCACCGCCACCTATCACAATCGTAGTGGTATTAGGATCGTAACCGCTACCAGACCCCCCAGGGTTTCCCATAATTGTGATAATAGAACCGCCTACAAAGGGGTTAACAGCTACAATCGGACCATCGGTGAAATCCGGGATAATGTTTTCATCAATAAAGCTACCACCTTTGCTAATACCGATAAAACCATATTGAAGCCCGATCTGCGTATGAGCATCGTTGTTATTTATCAGTGATCGATATATTCGGTAATAGGAAGCGTTCGTGATCACGTCCCAAGAAACAACAACTGAGCCCGCCGATAGAGTAATATTACCGGAGGTTAACTCAACCCAAATTGAAGCAATATCCAAGGGCGATTCAATCCCATTGTTATCTACAACTCCGACTGCGTAGGTGTAACCTGAGTTAGCTCCAGTTCCCCCATTAACAGTTACCGAAGTAATGTCCGCGAAATCAGAACCCCCGTCGAAATCAGTATCCGATAGGGTCCAACTGGTTGCGGTTGAACGCACCAATGTTTGAGGCACATAATCATTATTTGTGATATAAACAGTGTCGTGGGTTTGACTGAACACGAGGTCAAATAGATCGGCGGTGCCGTATGCGTGAGTGACGGTGTAAATTCGGAAACACTCAGTCGGGGAGTCTGTAGACGGATCGAAGGCTACCCCGAATGGAGTGTTCACAGTGAAGGTAGTTGTGAGTGGCACTGTGGCGACTGCTAGGGTTCGGCCTTCTAGTTTAATCCAATCCCCGACCGAAAAACCATGAGCGCCGGTTGTGGTTACTGTGGTAGATGAGGTAGATGAAATCGCCACCGTGCTTTCCAGCACATAGGCGCCATCCTGAATGAAACGGATTTTGGTTTTCGAGAAAAGCATCCCGTAGGTGTTGGCGATGTTTGAATTGAATTCAAAAGCAACAAAACGAGCGGGCTCGTCGTCGTCTTGGATATAGTCAACAAACTCAGTTCCGGCGCGTGTAGATGCGCCACCGAGATAATCCACAAACCAATTTCGCCCGGTTTTCAGACCGAGATCATAACTGGCAAGGTCTTCACGGAAAAGCAACCGCTCGGATAGAACCCCTGCGGTGAACCCATATTTGACGATAGGTAATTTAGACATTTACAGCTGCTGCCTCAAATGTTTTTCCATAAGGGTAGTAATAGCGAGTGGCGGCTTGTCCTTCTGAATAACCTCGAGCCACAAGGGCCGGCGGAATACTTTCAGTTAAAAAGCGGGCATTATTTGCGTTCTCTGCTTGGGCGTTAAGCAAAATTGTGTTGGCTTTTTGGAAATTTAGTTGTTCAAGGTTACCTTGTCCAGATAGCGGCCCACTAATATGGGCGGCCAAAGCGTGGACAGTCGCGTTAAGCATACCGGTTGACCACTGGTCAGGGTCTATGTTATCAAAGGCGTAAATTAAAACCGCGTCTTTCCAATTGCTATCTAGAAATAGTTTAGCTCGAGCTGAATTGTAATGGAAGTCAAACTGACTATAGTCAGCCATATTCCAAGCGTGGAGATAACCTGTAGGCATATCATAAGCATAAGTATATTGAGGCATCGGGTCGTCGCCGCTATCTTCCCACTGAAGCGTGAAATCGCGTGCACCTCGTTCAAATAACCGTTCGGCTCTACGGCAACAATCCCAATGAGCCGCACTTTGTACTTGCCGTCGCACTAGATCGTACCAAATTGTACATTCTTCAGCTTCCCGGCCCCCATCATTTATGGTAGCAAGGCGGCCTTTTCCGCGCGCGGCTGAGATAGCCATGTTGTAAACGTCAACGACCGCCACTACCATTATTTAGACTCCTTCTTCGCCAACTCACTTAGCGCCGTGTCGGGCTTCACGTCAGTTGCATCAGTTTCCGGCGCCTCCGCATCGGTTAGTTCCTTCAGGAAGGAAGGTTCTTTTGCGGCTTTTTCAGCTCGCTTGGCTGCTTTTTCGTCAGCCTTGATAGCTGTCAAAGCGGCCTTATCGAGAACACGCGCGGATTTGGGCATTTCATTCTCCGGCAGAGTCAATATCGTGCCGACAGGATGGAGTACTTTCCCGGCGTCATAAAAACGCCGGGTCAGTCTCGCTGTTACCAGCTTAGTTTGTGGCATCAGGCATTGCCACCCAATCAGCCGCGTTCATAGTCAAGAATGCGTTGATCGAGCCTGCAGTGTTTGTCGCAACACCCGTGATGACTTCAATCCCCAGATAGCGTTCATAGCTTGGAATGCCAGCTGGAAGTGGGATCACAATGATCGCGCCCGCAGCCAATTCGGCCTTAAGGTAATCGTGTGATAGCCAATGGCGGGTCTCAGTGCCATCTGCAGCAATCGCCGCAGCTGCATCCGAAGCCAGCACGAATTGGGTCGTTGACGCGCCAGCCGAAGCGAACGCGGTTGTCACCTGAATAACGAGGTGAAGATTGTTATTGGAAAGCATACGCCGCCCAATGGTGTCGAGGTCGATAACGTCACCGACAAGAGCGGTTCCTGCTGCGGCCGCGACAGCAAGAGCGTCACAGAATTCCAGGTTTTCGTCCATGATCATAACTGTGTTTCCTTATGATACGAGGGCTTCATCAGGTGCGAGCGAGTCACAACGGCGAATAGGAACTTCGTTCCACATCACTGCGCGATGGCCACCAACATTCTGATAGTCCAGGGTGGATTGTTTAGTTTCGTTAGCGAGTTGCTGACGGAACTTCGTGCGAACTGAGCGGTCCATGTAAAACACAGGTCGGCCCATACCGAGGTTAGGCGGCCGTTCGAGTGCTTCGAACATAAGTTCCGGCAAATTCGCGCCGGAGCTTGCGTCAGCCGTGAGGGCTGAACGATCGATGTTTGGAATACGCACAACGTAGCGCCAATCGCGAAGCGTCAGACCAGCGTCCATACGGAAGTGCATGCGATATGCCTCCATACGACCGTTGGAACCATCCGCGTCTTCGATTGTAACCTGGCCCTTGTCATTGACTTGCATCCCGGCTTTGGAGCCTTTTGGAATGATGCCGTGACAAGTATTCGGTCCCCAAACAATGAGCCAAATTGAGGCGTTGTCTGCACCAGAACCACCACCAAGAATGATATTTTCACCATTGTCGGCTGTGGTTGCTGCATAACGTGAAGACAAACCTTCGAAACGTTCCGGGTTCGCTGACACGTCGCCATAGAACAGGGTGTCTGAAAGAGCTTGGCTCATGCTTTCAATAGTCGCCTGAGCTTCCGAAAGCCGGAACTCATTGGTGTTGCCGTTCAAATCGGCCAGCGCTTTGTCCACTTCGTTATAGGCCTCAAGCATACCGCACGAGTCGGTAACTTGCGAGCGTTGGGATTTGTCTGGCTGGACGCCGCCGTAAAGCTTACGCCAGGTTGCGGTAGGCAAACCGGACCGAATTACGGTTCGATGACCGGTAGGCAGGTTGCCCTCGATCCAACTCATATCCGCTAGGACCTCGTTGGTTTCGTTGAGCATCTCCACGACAGTAGCGATTTTCCCGTCTGGGTCGGTCGCTTGAGCAAGGTCGAGGAGATTCGGGTTTGTGGCAGTTAGTGTTGCCATTGGTTCTTCTCCTTAAGTTAAGTGCCGAACAGTTTTTCTGCGCGACTTGCTGGGACCGGGGCGGGATTTCCTGATACAGGAGGCGCTTCACCGGGGGTTGCGGCTGCGATTGCGTTGAGGAAGCGTACCATATGGATATTGTTTCCCATACCTGTCAGGGTAAAAAGTTCTTTCAGGGATTTGGCATCTTCCGCGTGTGTCTCAATCACGGTCCGCGCGGTAGCTAGGCTTTTTTCGAAGTGTTCTCCTCCGTGCGTTGGGTCAGCTTTGACCTCATCGCGCCAAGCATTCTGGGTCGCAGACCATTCTTCAGAAATGGCTGTTTCAGCCACATTCTGTTGCTCTGCGATCATGTTCAAACTGCCCTGCACGATATCGGCTCGCGAGTTCGCGTTGTTGACCAAATCGAGAAAGGGCTGAAGTTGTTCTGCATTCAATTCTACTCCGTCAGGCAATTCCATTGCAGTGGCCTGTTCCGCAGTAACCGGGTCCGCACCAAACGGTGTTGGTTCGCCGTCATCATCGAGCAGTGAACTTGGCTCAGTTGGCGGATCACCTTCCGGGTCCGCTGGAGTGCCCGGAGGCGTATCCGTAGGGGCAGGGTCACCCGCTGGCGGGGTATCGAGTAGGGAACTCGGATCGGGTGGCGGTGTAGGCGCAGGATCAGGATTGGCCCCCGGATTTGCGGGCGGCGTCAAGTTCTGCGGATCGGGCTCGTTGGGCATCTTGGTTCTCCTTCATCATGACTAAAAAAGCGTCAGGGTCAATTGCGGTTAAATGGTCGAGTAAACGTTGACCTGCGTTTTTCTCGCCACAGTTAAAAGCGGTTGTGAGGGCATTTTCGGCGAAAGGCTGACTGAAGCATCGGCAATCCTGTAAGTGAAGCCAAAGGAAACGCCTCCCATCGGGTGTTTTAAGTAGGTACTTGAGCCCGTTATCGCGTCGAGTTTGGTCTTCGCGAGTATGAGCATTTTCAATATTTCTGATTTTTCGGTCATTTGGGGCCATCATATAGAACCTTTTTTAGCTTGGCAAGAACCATATCTTAGGCTCCCAACATTGCTTCAAGTGCGTTTTGACCGCCGCCCACATCTGAGTCGGATAGGTTTTTAGTCGCTTGTGTAAGCTCATTCCCGACCAAGGCCGCATTTTGCATTTCAAGCTGTTCGGCCTCAGCTTCAGCTTCTTCTTGCACCTGTGCACGGGATTTAATCCCGTTAGCGGGAACATTCAATTGCTGAGCGTAGCTTCGGATAAGTTCATCGTAATCCGGCAGGTTAAGTACCGAAGGCTGCGAAGCGCCAACCTCACCAACCAGTTGCAAGAACCGCTCAGTGGATTGAGTACCCGCTGCACGCTGCGCGTCTGCGAGAATTGAAACGTACTGCACGTCGAGGGTGCTTGGGTCCAAACCGGGAGGCGGGTCAGGGAACAGCCCCTTGCGAAACATGATCTTAAACGTGCGCTGAATGACCGGATCAAGCGCCTCACGCTGAAAGCGTTCCAAGATGCCGCCAAGCATAAGCATATCTTCACTTTTGCGTTCATAAACCTCTGCCGCCGATCGCACCGTATCGAGTTGACTGATGTTACGGAACAGGTGGTTGTAGTAACCTTCCCGAATACGAAGTTGCAGGTTTTGGATGTCTTTCGAAATCTCGCCCACTGGCGGGTTCACTGTATAGATCGGTTTCGCGCCGAAGCTAGATGCGTTGGTGACATAACTCAAACCGCCCGGAAGCAAAGCAGTTGGGTTTTGGCGCAGCGCCACATCAGCAATCACAGGAGGCCGGATCATCTTATCCATACCCTGGGCTTTTTGCTTAGTTTCAAGTTGCAGCTGTTTGATATCTGGGATCGTATCCATAGTCGGCGATGTACCGTAGGTGTCGTTTCCGGTTACTTCCCAACGAGGCGCCACGATTGGCTTTTCCCGGTAGCCGGATTGCCGCAACAAATTCCCGTGTGAGGAGTTGTTGGTTTCCCAATAAAATTCCCGGAACTTGAAAACCTTCGCAATCTCGAGCCCGTCTTTGGCGTCGTTCGGCTCAATCAGATGATCGACCGGAACCGTTTCCAACCAGCCAGCGCCGCCAACTTTGTATTTGGCCCGTACCGGCTCACTCACATTATCGATCCCGAACATATCTACGAGCTGCTTCACCGTCAGGTTAAAGTGACGAGCCATCCCCACAACCGCGCGTCTGTGGTCTTGGAACAGCCGGTATTCACCCATAGGGGAATTGTAACACCGGATCACATCGTCGAAATCATCGTAGAGCAACATCGCGCCCGTACCGAAACCAACTAGCTCGAGATACTGAACGGCCTGGGAATTATAGTAATTGCTTTCGGCGAGAATGATTTCCATTCGCCGTTTGGCCTCTTCGAGCCAAATCACATATTCTTTCGGATAGTAGTTTTGGTCTTCAGGAAATTCTTTCAACCGAAGGCGGAACCACGGTCGGGCGGGCGAGGTAACTCCGTTCATCATTCCGTTAGCAAGAATGCGGGCTGCGTTCGTCGCTGTGGGATCGAGGATGTAGGTATTGGTCGCGGGCGTTTTGGTCGCATTTTTGATAAGCGCCGTTTCACTCATCAGCCACTGATAGCGCCGGGGTAAAATGAGTTTCGCGATTTCAAGAAAATGCGGGCGCCACTGGTTAAAGTCAGCGTCCAGGCCCGCAAGCAAAGCTTTCTTTTGCTTTAGCTGTTCGGCGTCAACTTTAATCATAGTTTATTCTCCGGTCAACGATCGGCGTTGAGTGTTGGCGCTGCGGCGCAAGCCGAACGCGGAACTGAAGATAGATAAGGGAAGCGAAAGCCGAGATGAGAACAGGCTCTTAGTTCGACCGGACGCCGGGATCGCTGGTGTGGGCGGTTTTACAACCGGGCCAGCTTTAGGGGCTTTTTTAACCATAGATATTTTCCTCTGAATGGGGGTTGTAATCTGTTACAGGAGTGGGGTTCATATTGAGCGGCAGGTTTACGATGGGGTAAGCAAAGGTACAGGCCAAAGCGTCCCAAAAATCAGGTGAAGGTAGCCCTCGAGATTTCATCAGGCTTTTGGACTCAAGTTGGATTTTGTCCTTAATGGTGATTGTGTATTCGGGGCCGGTGGCCTCATTGACCATCAGGCGTTCGGCGATCTTTTCGGGTATAATTCCATTCTTCAGGAATTCCCGCGTTCCGCCCCAAATCTCACTCCGCTTATTGTGGTAAGAGGCTTCCCCCGCGATAAGATCATCCGACTTCCCGCCGAACTGAACTTCATACACATTAACGCCCTGCGCGCGGAGGTTATCAACCACGCCTGCTCCAACGCCGCCACCATCTACAAAAACCGCCTGGGCGTCGAAATCATTATAGGCGCGGATCACTTGGTGGGTGAGCTGGACGGTATCTATACCCTGATAGTATCGGACCGGAAGACTACGAGCATCCCGTCCCTGTCGAGGCCATATGACACTGAGGTCGTCCCCAAACCGCGCGACGTCAACGCCGAGTACAACTGGCCCTTTTCCGCCTTCGGGAAGTTGTCGAGCAATGGCCATTTCCACGAGTTCGCGGGTAATGAAGCTGGTTGCATCGGTACGTGGGAACTTCCCGAGCACACGGACACGGACGAAATCTGAGTCAATTCCGTAGTCTTTGATCCAGGCATCTAGCTGTTCTTTGTTGGTTCGTTTAACTGTCCGCGAATCAACCTCTCGGCTAGTCCACCTGTGTGCGAACCGCCCCCCTTCGAAGCACTCTCGGAACCGGCCACTTTCTCGAGTTGGGTTGCCGAAGAGGAACCACATGATTTCAGTATCGAGGTCAGTGAGGGCTCCCTCAGTTGTTTCAAATATGATATCTGGGATAGCGGACGCCTCATCGAAGATAATGATAATTCGTTTACCTGCATTATGCAATCCCGCAAACGCTTCAGTGTTTCTTTCACTCCACGGTACAATGTCAATTCGCCATTCACGGGCACTCTCTTCATCTTTTGCAAACAGCGCGGTGGCTGTGCATTTGAATAGTTCTTTCGCGATAAACAGCCGGTGCCATTTCGCGATTTCAACCCAGGTCTTGGTTTTCAGCTGATTCTCAGTGTTAGCCGTGATGACGCCCCGCGTCCCTTGGAAGGTACTGAACGCCCACCAGATCAACCAGCCCACGAGGGCCGACTTTCCGATCCCGTGACCGGATGTGACTGCGATAAGCATAGCTTGGTTGAAGTCAAGTATCCCATCCCGGACCTGCTCAAGCACCCACATTTGCCACTCGTCGGGTCCGGTTTCCTTCGCTAGTTCGGTGCCTTTTTCGCCCCACGGAAACGCCCACATGACGAAGGCTACGGGGTCGTAGGCGAAGGTGCCCAGCTCGTCAATCAGATCGGCTTCTGGATCGATCATTTACCACGTAACCTTTGCAGTATTCGAGAACGAACCGCCCGCCGGATGGATTTAGCCCCGGCATGATTTGAAGCCCGTGTAGCCGTATTTGAAGACATAAAAACTTTCCCTTCTTTAATCGCCGCGGCACTATTGGCCGTTTTGATAAAGCTAAAAAGCCTCCGGGCTTTCGATCCGTGTTCTTTAATGGCCATTATTAATTGTCCTTATGATCAGGTCTTCTTCGGGAGTACTCATTTGCTTAACACATATATGAGAATAGCACTGGTTGCCCAGAAGATGCCGAAGTAAACCACTGCATCCCAGAACTCAATCATTCAGCAGCCACATCTGAAGGGGTTATATCAATTACTTCCTGCCGCGCCGCCAGCGCACGTTTCCGCGCAGCTTCCAATCGCTCACCAAGATTATGCGTCACACTTACTTCCTGCTTTGAGCTTGGCCCGTAGCCGCTCCGATCGAGCGTGTCTTTAGACAGCTCCCGCAATTCTTTG